CTCAAATTCTAATAGCGTACTAGCTGTAGGATTAGGATTCTTTGCTAGTTCTTCATAAGCTTTTCTTAAAAACTGATTGCCTTGATGCTGAATAACATTAGCTTCCTCTTGCTTATAGATTCGATTGTATTCTGCATCAGTTGGAAGCAAACTAGGAAATAGTTTTCTACCTGGCGTTTGAGCATCTTCTATCGCTTGTTGCTGTGCTCGCTGATTAGACGCATTCTGAGCTAGTTTAAGCCCAAATTCTGCTATAGGCTCGTAAGCTTTGCCAACTTGCGCAAAAGCTTCTGTAAAGCCACTAGGTGAAGTTCCCGGCTGTACAACTTCTTGTTGCTCATATTCTGGTAAATCTTTAGCCACCTAAGTTCCCTAGCGGATTTTGTCCTAGCGCATTAAAACTAAACATATTAGCAAACTGTGTTAAACGCTTTGTTTTGCGTTGCAAGTTTCTACCTTGTTTATTAATATTCATTCCGTAAATCTGGCTCTGCAGCTGATTCTGTTTTATAGTTTGCGATAGTTTTCTAGCGCGAACATCAGCATTAAATAGATTTTCACTTCTAGTTTGCAGCGCTCCAGCTGAGCCAGCTCCAGGCAACTGCCCTCTAGCGCCAAACATAGCGCGCTGCATAGCTTGAACCTCTCTAAGTCTATTCAAGTCATATAGCGACTTTTGCGTATAGGCTAGCTTTTCCTCTTGCATTCTAGTCTGAATCTGTTGTTTATCTAGTTCCTCGCCAATACGAGTAAACTTCTCAGCTCTGCGCTCAGCCCACATATTTAGGCCAATTCCCGCGGCTTGAGCTCCTAATAGTAAAAACTGTAACATTTTATACCTCTAGCCTATACGATATACCTATTATAGTCATTGGAACCGGTAACGATTGCTGAATAGTGATATCAAATTCAAACCCATTCCATCCTTCCATTAAGGGAACCTCAAATACTCCAGTTTGTAGTACTGGAACCTGACCAATCACTATATTTTGTATCTGAAGCTCAGGAACGGTAATTCCTTGTACCGTTATCCCTAGCGTCTCATAGACGTGCACCATTAGCTTTCTAATGTGCTTAGGTCTATATAATAGCCCAAAAGTCTGGGGTAGAGTAACTGGAAGCGGGGTCAGAGTTGATACAAATTGAATCCCTACTTGAGCATTAGTTACAGGAGTTTCTACGGTAATCTGCCCATTTAGCACAAAGTTATTTTGTAGTACATAGCCATCGCCTAAAACTTGCACATACTGGCCATCTAGATGGTCTAGTCCTGTTAAAACAGTGACTGGCGCTGGTAGATTAGTATAAGTAACAGCGCTATCCATTTGACTATTAAAGTCTAGTTCTTCTATGAATAGCTGATTCTGATACTGATAAACTATGAGATTAGAGTTAACCCCAGGATTGATAACAGCAAAGACATTAATATTATTAATAGCGTCACTTTCAGTTCCATAGACGCTAAAGTTATTAGCGTCAGTTGCTTTAGCCCAAAAGAAACTAGTTAATGATAATGGCGGATTAGTTAACGGCAAAACGCCAGTTGTCGTAAAGGATATAAGCGTTGGAACTCCTACTGTCATGCCATGCGCATTAGCTTGAAGCGTATTTAATGCTGGATTAGCTCCAACAATAGCGTCAGGCGCTTGCGCTACTGGCATTAGCCTTTGAACAGTAAACCAGCATCTATTTTCAGCTACTTGAACTCTAAAAAACTTGCCTGTAGTCTGGTCGCCTGCTATGCCGTTCCAAGCTTGTTGAACTGTAGTCTGAAGCGTCCAAGCTTGAACCTCTTGTTCTAGCAGCGTCTGTAATATCGCTAGCGTTCCATCCTCATTCACAAATAGCGCATAAAATCCATCCGTAAAATCAGGGACAGCTAGAGCTGCCATGTCGACAGGATGCTGAATTAATATGCTAGACGGAACAGACTTATTATTAGTTACATAGCTAGACTGAGTAATTTCCCATAGCATAACTATGACATTGTTACCGCTTAAGTCTGTAAATAGGATTTGATTGTCTATAAATACTGGTTGAATAGTGCTGCAACCGAACTTGTTTTGTTCAGTGAGAGTAAAATTAGTTGGAGTTAGCGGAACTTCATTAGTAACTGGAGTTGAGTAAGTTCCAGTATTAGTGTGAAAGATTAGAGAGCGACACGCTGTTATAGCGCGTATAAAGCTCTGTGAGCCACTAGCTGGATACCAGCTTATAGCATTATCTGCTAGCGTTTCCGAATCATCAAAATCAAAAGCGTCGTTAACAACACTAAGCCAAACACCATTAGGGATGGCCGGGGTTCCTCCAAAAACGAGCCTATTTTGGAAAAAAGATACTGTTCTAGGCCATCCGCGATTATTTGACCAAGCGGGTTCGCCAAGGAAAGAGAGAGTCCCGAGAATAGCGTTAGTCGACGCAAAGTCACTGACAGTGTACCCCGTAACATGTGTGGTATCTGTAAAACCTGTTATCCTAAGTATTCCACCATTACCAGTATAAAGTCCACCAACCATAGCAGCCGTAAATATAGGCGCGCTAGCTGTTAAAGTTATGTTTCCAGTTACAGCGCTAGGAGTAAAAGTGATAGCGTTATAGCCATCATTAAAATCATAAGGAGGTATAAACTTAAATGTAACAGCTGGGAAAGTCCAAGTATTATGAGTAAAGAGATTATTAACACCAGCGCCAGCATTAGTAATTATATAGGCATTAACATTATTAAACGCGTCATCTGGAGTAGAGAATATCTGAATTGTTGTTGCTGTTACAAATTTAACAAAATAGTATCTACCCACTCCAGCGTAAATCTGAGGGTTAGTTGTTGGTAATGCTCCAGTAGTGGTGAATGTGGCTGGTAAAATAATGCCGACTGGATAGGGAATAGTTACTGTTAAAGTATTATTTATAGCGCTAAAACCAGCTATTAAATTAGCTGCGTCAGCATTTCTAATAAGCTGATAAGGATTAAAATTAGGATTAGCAACAATGACTCTATTCTCGACTTGAGCAAAGCGTAAGTTAGGAATATCTTCTTTGTTATAAGGAGTAACAACTTGCGCAACTAGGAAATTCTCCAGATAAATATTGATATTAGTAGCAGTCCAAGAAAGCAGATACAAAGTAGTATCTTCAAAAGTGATAGTAGAAAGCTCGTTAAATAGGGGATTAGCTGGGTTGCCAACGACTGCATCAACATAAGTTAGCCCGAATCTCCGCTGTACACCGCCTTGAGGAATAACTAGACAATTAGATATAGTTTTAGCAGCTTTATAGTATTGTTGCCAGTCAACCCGCGCTTGCGTACGAGGGTCAAGCTCGCCTTGAGTAAAGCACATTTGGTCATAATCAGCTTCAGCCACTGGCCCATGTACTCACATATCTGCGTGATAAAACTGGTTGAGATTTAAGCTCAGTCTGCGGTCTATTCTGAGCATCAGCAGCTAGCGCTATCCCTAGCTCTCCCATGCGTCTAGGTTCTAGTACTTGATAGAACTCAGGCTTCTGAGCATTAGAGAGCGAGAGATAAGCTGCAAGCTCGTATACGAAATACTTAAGAAAATAGTCTGGTATGTTCTGAATAACTGGCGCGAATATATATTCTAGAAATAGAGGTGTAAATTGATTGTTGAAGTTAGAGTAAATCATGCTATTCTCGTAAACTTCAAAATCATAAGTATGAGGCCACAAGTGTACATGTTTCAGATAATTAGGAGGTAGGGGATAGGCGTACATCCAATAGCCACCGACTGGAACTGTTACTGACATCGCTAGTTCAACTATTGTAGTAGCGAATCTCCAGAAACCTGTAGCTAGTGTATTAGGCAATAGATAGTCAAAAGCAGCTGAAGCAGCTGTCACTATATCGCTTTGATTAGTTAAATTCTGAATAGGCTTAAGCCCCATCACTGTTAGGGCTTGCGATATTATCTGAACTTTAGTTAATGGCATTCTAGCTCCAAAGAGAGCGACTAGCGCTCTCTTTAGTATAGCCAAGTTTTATACAGCTGGGATAATTCTATAATCAATAAGGATATTGGCTATACCAGTACCGTTAATGAACGCAGCTGTAGTATTTGATAGATAGATAGCTGTGTTGACTATTCCCGCTGAAGCTTGAGCAAAACCAGCAGCGGTACCAGCCATACCTATGTTGTTAGGAGTACCAGTTGTTAGAACTGTTGCGGGAATTGTTGCGGAAGCAACGGGACCGGCTCCAGCTGCCGCATTGCCATATTCAAGGACCAATGGTCCGCCATTAGCGTAAACTGTCGGCGCTCCCGCTGTAATCATATTAACTGCCCATTCGATAATTTGATAGGCATATCCTAGACCCGGGGCTGGCAGCATTAAAACAGGCGCTGCATTCATACCTAATAACTGAGCAGCTGTAACAGGAACTACAATACTAGTTCCAGCAGCTGGATTAAGACTAGTAGGTACAACTAGCACGTTAACGCTAACACCTTGAACTATCACAGTAGTTACTTGATAGACTTGATAGTTGTTATCTATAGCGCTCCAAGCAATGATTAAATCACCGACTTGTAAGTCACCAGATACATTGTTGAAATAGCCTGCAGCTTGCATAGTAAGCTGAGTATCGCCTGTTAGCGCATTAGCGGTGTAAGTTACGCCATAATAGCTATAGATTCTATAGCATCCTGGCTTGAATAAAGTATTTCCAGTAATAGGATCTACCATCGTTATAATAGGCTCGTTACCGCTAGTAGTTACTCGAGACCAGTTGCCTATATGAAAAGTCATTGCATTTCCCCTTATTAATTACGCGCGTAAACTAGTTAATACTGCTCTGTCCATTTGACAAAGGCTAGAATTCTTAATCCTGTTGGCGGTGTTATACCTCCTAGATTCCACGATAAGCTTTCGTTAGCATTATTTAAAATCATAGGATCTTCAGTTCCAATTGTAAAATTGATGATAATAAACTGTGCTGGTAGAGTACTTGAACCATCAGTTGAGTTTAGTGTAAAGCTCTCTAAATTTCCTACTAGAGTTCCTGAAGTTGGAGATACTTTATATTCAGTTACTATTGCTGAAGCATTATTAGAACTAGAGTCATCAGCCACTATATTAACAGGAACAGCTGTTCCTCCGCTATTTACTGTCTTTCTTTTAACTAAATTTATGATGTTTATCCCAGCTGTAGATTGAGTACTACTAATTCCTATTTTTACTACTCGTATTAAAGCTGAATTAGAGCCATTAATAGTAAAAATATCGTTAGCTGTTCCAGTGACGCTAAAATGGCTTGAACTAGCATGATATTGGGCATTAACTGTCATGTTTTACTCTTTTCGTACCATATGATATAAGCTAAAACTGACAGTCCAGGCGGTAAAGCTGCGCCAGCAAAATTAAATGATACTACGTCGTTTATAGACAATAATGATAAAGGCTGCCCAACTGTATCTAGAAAATTCACTTCTTGTATGATATTGCCTACACCCGCTGTTGCTGGCGCTGGAGAGTCAATCCAACCGCCCCAGACGTCGCCTATAAAGGTTCCTAATACTGCGGGATTAACAGAGTACTGAAGAACTGTAGCTGACGCAGCTGGATTATTAATGTCATAGGGAACAGCTGCCACAGCTGCAGAAGTTCCACCTGTATTAGCTGTTGAGCGCTTAGGTATATACCAAGCATTCATTCCGGCAGTTGTTTGAGTAGTGCTAATGCCCATTTTCATAATATAGACATTAGTTACTGCATTTCCTGTAATAGTAAACACATCAGTTGGAGTAGCTGGAGGTGTAAAAGCTGTGCTAACAGCGCTATATACGAAATCTTGTCTATTAATAGTCATATTATCTTACTCTTCTTGCGTATATTGTTCCACAAGCTGTGGCTGTTCCTGTGGCAAACGATGCTTGTACGCTGAGATATACAGTTGTTGTTGATACAGAGCGAAATCTAAATCTAGGAATTGCTGCACCGAATTGTGTAAAAACAGTAGAAGTTAAAGAACAACTTGTTGAAGCATCAGGAAGCGTTGCCGAAGTTGAGCTTCCCCATACCGTAACATTTGTTAAAACACCACTACTTCCTGTTACGGTTACATTTCCGGTAACGTCCCAATCTCCAGCTGTGAGAGAAATACTAGTAACGTTTGCTGGTGTATTGTTAGATATGCTAATGGCAGAGCCAGCAAGAACGTTTGCAGCAATTAATTCGCCTACATATCCAGCTGTAGCGCTATCATTTGTTGTAGTTCCTTGTATTTCTACGTGCCCCGTGCCTTGTCCTTGTAATTGCCCAATAACATTAGTATCGCTTCCTACAGCTTGTAAAATTGGTTTACCGGTAGTAGCTGCATTTATAATTTTCCACTGATTAACAGCTGTTGCTGTTGCAGAAAACTGTTGCATTTCATTACCATTTGTATCTAGTAAACCATTTGCGCCTAACTGCAAGCTCGTTGCTGTTGCAACGCCTAAAGTAGGAGTTACGAAAGTTGGTGAAGTTGTTAAAGATATGGCGCCTGAACCATTGACATTGGCTGCCAGAGCAGTTGCAACGCCGGTTCCTAATCCCGTTATTCCGGCTATTGGTAAGCCAGTGGCATTAGTTAACACTAATGATGCTGGAGTACCCATTGCTAAACCATTTGGTAACGTTGTGCTAAGGCTTGGTACACCACCAGCGCTTGTAACTAGAACACTAGAATTAGCTGTTGCAAGTCCACCAATAGTATTAGCTGCACTAGAATACAAGAGCTGATTAATAGTTGTAGTAGCGGGATAAGTTGCTGTGCTCCAAGCTGGAGTTACAGAGCTTCCGCTTAGCAAGACTTGATTAGCCGTTGCAGTGCCAGCTAGTATCTGCAGCTGAGTAGCATTAGACCAGACTATTCCGCCATTGCTAGCTGCAGCTGCAAGATTAGCATTAGTTCCGCCATTTGCTAGCGGAATTACGCCTGAAATTTGCCCAGCTGGAACATTAGTCGCATTAGTTAAGTTTATCGATGCTGGAGTTTGCATCGCTAAATTAGTAGGTAAAGTAGTACTAAGACTAGGAACTCCGCCAGCGCTTGTAACTAGCACGCTTGATGCTAACGTAGCTAAACCAGTTACAGTATTAGCAGCGCTAGAGTATAGAATCTGATTAATAGTCGTTGTTCTAGGATAAGTAGCAGTTGTGAAAACTGGGGCAGCTCCGCCGACTGTTCCGCTTAGAATCTGTCCTGTAGCGCTTGGTGCAGCAGTTATCGCCATACTAGCAGCGCCAGAATAGACAGCTCCGCCAGCAACTGGGGCTAGATTGGCGCCTGTTCCGCCTAGCGCCATAGATAGCGGGAACGCGGGAACAACTCCACCAGCTGTAACAACTGTAATCGTTTTAGCTGCAACATTTACAGCTGTAATAGTATAAATCTCAGTATTGTATCCGCTATCTACTGCATAGATAAAATCACCTTGATTAACTTCTGCTACTACTGGCGCAAAATAGTTGGCGCCAGCGATAGTTGCTAGCGTATCTGTTGCAGAGATATAAGTATAAACACTAGGGGCACCTACAAAAGTGCCCGCTTGCGTTAATGTAATAGCATTATTAGCAGAGTTTGATATGCGACCCCAAGACTGTACATTAAAAGTCATCTTGACTCCTAATTATGGATTAACTGATTCGTCACATTGAATCATGATGATACCTCGGGGATCTACAGAAGTAGCGCCAGCGAAGAACAAGCCGTTAACAAACCAGCTAGTTTCGCGTGGTAAGTAGTTGACTTCAGTTCTCATGTCTTGCCCGATAGCCATCCCCATAGACATATAATGCCAAGCGAACGCATTGCGGATTGTCCCGTTAAGTGGCAATCCGCCCTCCGTCATGTCAGGGATGATTCTAACATTCACTGATAACAAGTCTTTATAATGCAAGCTACCGTCTACAGCTGCATCATTGCTTGTATAGAAACGATTAGTGATATGGTCATCAGCTAGTAAAGCTCTAAGGTTGTTACCCGAACAAGCCATGAAACGCTCGCTTAAAGGTACTGCGTTTTGCTCAAAGACTTGAACTACGTTTCTAAGCTTTGCATAGCTCATATTAGTACCAGCTGGAAGAATAGTAGTACCACCAGCTAGAAGAACACCAACGCCTAGCGCGTCTATGATAATTTGGTCACTTCTACGGCCAATGGCCATAGCGACAACCATAGCTAGCTCGCGCTTGGAATCGAAATTAACTGTTAAATCTTGGATCTCGTCTACAGCTGTACCAGCTGCATACTTGATTAGAGTAGCTGTATTGGCTACAAAGCCTGGGTCTTGAATAGCAATAGTATTTTGATAGGCGACTGCGTTAGCGATAACTTGTCCAACTCGTCTAAACTGGCAAGTGTTGCCTATAACATCAGTTCTAATACGGATAGTGTCTCGAAGTATAAAGCCTCTAGAACGATATTCAGCTTTTACTAAGGCATCAAACTCAATCTGTTGTACATTTGTTAAACTTAATGACATGGCTAAACCCCTAAAAACAAATAAACATAGTGTTAACTTGTTCTTGCTTTTCCGGGCTTAGGGGTTAGAGGTAGCCTTTCGGGGCTCTTCCATAAGGTAGCAGACGCTTGAACTTACTATTAGACTAGATTAGTATTTAAAACTTTGCAAGTTACTTTAAAGCTACATGCTCGGATAACCACCACAGACCATATCCAAGCGTAAACCACATTATCGTTCCAGCAGCTATCATATATTTTAAATTTGTATTTATGTTATCTATTTTTCTTTCTAATTCATTAAATCTTTTTTCAACTTTAAACTCAGCTTCATTAAACCTTTTATCGATTCGAACATCGTTTTCTAAAAAAGCTACTTTTAGTTCCATAGTAGGAACTAATATATTAACTGGTTGAGTCTTTAATACTTCTCTAGTTTCTTCAATTCTGCATTCAGACATACTGCCTCCTATACTACTAAAGCCATTATACACTAGTTCCACATGGAACTAGCCCACAGCTTGCTCTAATTTGGCAGCTATCTCCGCTCTATATCTAGCATCAGTCTTATACTTGCTATAGTTCTGAATCATCTCTTCTTGCACTTCAGCTCTACTAAGAGGCTTAAAACTAGCTGCAGCATCGTCACTAGTAGGCAAGACTACAGCTTGATGATGCTGGTATTGCCTAAGCTCATCTAGAAACTCGATTACATCAGCTCTAGTGCCTATCTTGCCAATAGTCTCTATAGCCTTATCAGATAGATTGTTCTCTGCCCATTTCTGCACAGTTTCTATTCTTCTAGCACCATCATCGCCTAGTTTCTTTATCTCTTCATCTATATTAGGCTGCATAGACTTGTCATACTCTACGAAAGTCTTAACAGCTCTAGAAAAAGCATCTTGAGATAGTCTGTTTTCTTTAGCATAACTAATAAAGTCTTGAATATGAGGATTCTTGCTATCAATTAGCTCTGCATATTCTCCAAACTCGTAAGATTCAGGCGCTCCAGTTTGAGCGCCTAGAGCTTTGCGAACTTCTTTATAAGCTTTAGCTTGCTCAGCTAGACTAGAGTACTTATCGTCTAGGAAGTCTGGTTTCTCTCCAACGCCCGGCACGTCTGAATCATAGTACCATTTAGGCTCTTGATGGTCTGTAGCTCTATCTACTGGCTCTGTCATGCTTGAGGCTCCACTAGCATTATGTTTAAACTATTCATTAAAGCTACAATCTCAGTTTTGTCTAGATAAAAATCAATTTGGCCTAATTTAAACTTAACTGATTTGCCTGTTTCCGGATGTGACAAAACTTCTAATCCAAGAACTCCGCTATGTTTCGTTTTTAACTCTATACTTAAAGCTGCATTCATCCTAGTTCTCCATTAATTCGCCGTAAATGAATATCGCCTTGAGCCCATAAGCCTCGCAGCGCCTCTTTAAAACCTTCGTAATACAATGCTAACTCACTAGACTTTAAATGTGTAGGGGCAAATAGCGCTCTAAGTAAATAGCGCTCTTTGATTAGTTCCCATAAAGCTTTGCCGTCTTTGTTCATATGGAAAACTTCAAAGCATAGCCTCTGAAACTCTATTGCTTCTTTATTTAGCTTGTCTTGTTTAGCTCTCTGCTCTTCATAAGGGTCCGGGATTTGCAGCAGCGGGTTGTGGCTCACCTTCCAGTCCTCCTTGCTCCATCATCATCATTTCTTGTAACTGTGCTTTTTCTGATTGCTGTTCATAGAAATCTTGCATCTCTTGCTGAGTATTAAGAGCTGTTACATCTACAGACATCTTAGATGCTAGCCAAGCTGGATATTTGCTAGGATTTAAGTTTACTAGCGCAGCTTCTGGGCCTTGAGTGTTCTGTAGTATTTGATAGAACTGTAGGAAGTTTTGCACGTCTTGCTGGCCTTGAGCAGCTGTAAGAGGGGATTTATAGCGTAGCTGAATCTCTGTACCATTAATAACTAGTTTATCCATTAGCCCTTTCTTTTGCAGAATATAAATAACTCGATTAATTAGCCTAGATAAAAACTCTTGCTGCAGTCTAGTAAAAGCTGGGCCAATCTGCTCAGCCAAATTGCGCTGTCTTAGCGCTAGCTCTGTAGCTGTTTTCTGCGGGCCTTCAATAGGTCCTAGGGGATCTGCAAATAATAGGCTATTAATCTGCATACGCAAATCATTAGCTGTTAGCTGCATAAAATTAGGATTAGCAGAATCTGGAAAAGGCTGAATAGGCCACTGACCAGCAGAATTAGGAGAAACCGGGATAATGGTATTGGGCTCGATTTTAAAAGTCCATGGATTAAAAACCCCGTCTGAATAGGCCATAAAAGGCTTAG